CACCGTTGTTGTTCCCGCCAACTTCGCGGACCCCGACTTCGCGGGCAGCAATCTCGGCGAGGAATTTGGTCATTTGTCGCGGAGGGTTCGGCTATTCAAAAACTCGTTCCACGCGAAATCCTGTGCGGCGGTCGTGGGCGCTGCGGTGCTGGCGGGGACATAGCGGACATCGAGTTTCACATCTAGCTTGCCGAGTTCACCGACCCGGTCGCCGAATGGCGGGACCGGAATACTCACGCAGGAGGTCAGAAAGGCGAGGGCGAGGAAAATCCAGCCCAGCATGACCATCGCAGCGGCGATCCGGCCCGGAGTCATTTTTTCTCTTTGCGAAGGAAATTTACCAAGCCGACGAGGCCCAGCCCCAGCGCCACGATATGGTTCTGGAGAGCCGGTTCGACGGAAATCCCAAGACTGGTCAAAATTAAAATACCGCCCCTCCAAGTTGAGTTCTCCGAGGCGCGGGCGAGCAGGTAATCGAGTGCTTTTTTCATGGTTGATGATGGTATCAGTCAAAACTCGCTAGTCAAAAATCAGTCCTCGGTGGTGGCGTTTTCTACAACTCCAAAAAAGTCGGATGCGATGTGAGTGAGCGATGCGGCGGCTGCGGCGTTTTGGTTGAAGAGGCCCATAAGGGAAACCATTCCGTCGATGTCTTTCAGAACATCGGCCATCTCTCGCTCGCCTTGGACAATGTCTGGGATGTTTTTGATGGCGCGGACCCCACGCTCGAAACTGATAAGGTCAGAGCTTTGGTGGTATTGGCCGAGTGCGGCATTGATTCCCTTCTCGGTGTAGTCGCCGAGGTATGGGATGCCTTGGAGCGGTTCTGTCGCCATGGCCACGCCGATGCGTTTCCAGTTCCATGTTTTTGAGTCGAAGAATTCATCTTCGTCGTCGCCATCGTCTCTTATGTCCTTCCATGCATTTCGTATGAATGCGCCCATGGCCAAGTTAAAAACGATGAACCCAAGCGCCGTTGCGCCGAACCGCTTCAGAGGTCGGTTGGCTTTTGTGTAGGCAAGCAGGGCAAGGTTTTTTCGAGCCTCGGAAGCAAATGCCCAGCCGAGTCGCGATCCGGGGTTGGTTGCGGTGACCTCGTAGATTGACTTTGCTCCCATGCGGGTTGGCTGTGCGAGTCTGTCGGTGATGCGTTCGGCTGTGTTGTGGGCGTAGTCCTCTGCGGCCTTGCCGGTGTAGCCAAGCGTTTGGGCTTGGCTCAGATTGTAGTCGTAGACCATCGCGTATGTGCCAGCAGTCCACAGGGCATCTGATCCGGAGATGAGGCGTCCGATTTTTTCGACTTGGTGCTTGAGTTGGTTTGGCTTCCCAGCCTTGAGACCCTCCATCGCGATCTGCACGATGGGCGGCATTTGTTTCAAGCGCCGTTGGATGTATGCGGAGTTGAGTGAATCGCCCCAGCCGAGGTTCCCGGTCAGCAGCTTGCCGAGCCTGTAGACATAAGCGCCCATCGGGAGTTCGGCGCTGGCGGCTCCGATCTGGGTGGTCTGAATAGCAAGCGTCCCGACACGACCGATGAGTGCGACTTGCGCTGCGCGGCTGGCCATGCGGTTTAAGACCTCCGAAATTTTAAGGCCAAGAGATGCGTCCCGATTTCCGCCTTGTGCAAAAGCATCAAGGAATTTGTTTAAAACTCTAATCGCTTCTTCCCCTCCAGCTTCATGGATTGAATCTTGAACATCGCGAAAGCGCAAAATCCCATTTACCTCTTTGATCCATGGCGCAAAAGCCTTCCAATGCTCCATCTGGCGCGTGTGAGCAATGTAGGTCTGAACCACATTTCTGAAAGCAGGTTCGGCTATGGCTGTGCCACGGGTCCGGAGAGCGCCGGGGGATATGCTGGTTGCTGATATTGCGTGACCGGTTACAGGATCAGTAACCATACCAGATGGCGCATTCATCGGCCTCACCGTGACAGGAGAATAATTTTTGATTTGCGGTAAATTGACTCCGTTCAACTCGCGATAGACTGAATTGATCGCGAACCATTCTTTTGCGTAGGCATCCAACAAATAATCGCGGACGGCTTTAGCTTCCGGAGACAATGCGGACTCGATTTCGTCGATGAATTTTTGGTCGTAGTGCCACTTGCTGACAGGCATTCCATTCTCATTGAGTTCGCCCTCCATGTGGCGGCGACCATCTTCCTGCATCCACAGCATTGTCGCGGACAATGCTTCCATTTCAGAGAGGTCGAGACCATTGGCCGGTATCGAGGGTTGGCTCATTTGCCACAAGAGCTTCTCGCCATCAGCCCGTTTGCCACCGGCAAGTTTTGTGAAGAGGTCATGGATTGCCTCTTCTTTAGCGGCAACGGCGTCGATCTTGGCATATTCCGCTTTGCGCTGACCATCCGAAAGCCGGATCGCCATTGGAGATTCGTGACCGAAAAAGATGTTCACGACACCATCCCATGCAAGCGTGTCCATGAACCATCCCTTGCCATCACCTTTAATTCCATTGTCCGCTTTGTCTTTTTTCCTTCTGTCTACATAGTCACCTTTCTTGCCGGTGGCGGAAATAGCTTCGGCGCGTGCCATGTCCCGATCTTCGCGCTCACGGATTTTTTTCTGAACAAATGCTGACATCCCTTTGGCCCATGTCTCGGTCGCTGCGGACAGGGCCGCTGCGCGGCGGCTTGAATCGGCATTCTTCCAATCCCCGGCGAGCGAGACGAGGTCAGCCTCGCGGGTGAGCATGGCTTCTTCCTCTGCGGTGAGGTTGCCAGATGCAATCTGCGTTTCGATGCTTGCGATGTGGCCATCGACCTTCTCGGCGCTCCAGTTGCGGGCCTCGCGCACCACGGCAAAGAGGGATTGGATATCCGCTCCGATGCCTTTGGGTTTCTCCCCGGCTGCGGCCTTCTTGGGCTTGGTGCGCTCCAGCAGCGAGTCGAATGCTGTTCCATATTCCTCCTTGAGCGTGCGCTCCAGTTGGCGGTCGATCATGTCGATGCGTTTCACGAAGAAATCTCCCAGCGCCTTGTCGCCAGTGCCGATATTTGCAAGCACGGCAAAGCCCCCCACCCTGCCGCGAACCTCCGGTGGCAGGACGGAAAGGATCGCGTCGAGTTCTCCGATGGCTTGCAGGAGTTTTGTTCGGCGCACCTTCTCGCTCATGCGGGCGCGGGATGCCGAGTCGCGGCTGGCAGCGGACTGCTCGATCTGCTGGCGCTTGGTATTCGCCTCGGTTTCGATGGCTGTTTTGCGCTCGGCGTATTTGTCCCGGATGCCTTGTTCTAAAATCTTCGCACGGTCCTTGGCATCGCGCTCCACACGCTTGCGCTCGGCGAGGGTTGGGGCATCTTCGATGCGCGGCATGAAAGTGTCCGCGTTGTCCTGTAATGCTTTTTCAACCTCGGAGGTTTCCTCGGTGGTGAGATCGGCGAGCCTTGCTGCACGCTCGGACTCGACCTGGTCAATGGCCGGGGTCGTATCAATCGGCGTGGCGGATTTGATTGCGTCGAGGGATTCCTTGTTCGACTGCAAAACCTGCGCGAACTTCTGCTTTGCCCTCTCGTAGATTGCGAGTCGGCCTTCCGGGCCTCGGTTCATGCCGCCGAGGGCGCGGTTCACCCGGTCGATCTCCGACTGGCTGGCGATGGAGTAGTTCAGCGGATTTGCCTTACTGCCTCCCTTCACCCCAAGAACCTTGAGGGTTTTTGCAGACATGCCAGAGGTTGGCATGAGGAAAATGCGCTCCTCTGGTGTTGTATACTCGCCAGTCTCCCTTCCGACGACATCCTGCCAATCGACTGCTTGGTTCAAGACATGCAGCTTCACCTTCGATTTTTTGTTTCGAGGCACAAGCGTGAACGGGTAAGAGTCGTGCGCTTTTGAAGCTACTCCATCGACCATCCCATCCACTTCCAGCACCGCATAAATTTTCCCATTCCCGTGGTCTTGGAAGTCGCGCAAAAACGGCTCGGTAAAAAGGTTTCCCAGACCTTGCAAGATCGATGCTTTTGATAGCGTGCCTCGCTTGATCGCGCTCTTCGCATGTTTGTTTTCGGCATCTGCAAGAATCCCAGCAACATAGTTGGAGCTTTCTGGATTTGTTTTGAGGTGCTTGGCCAACTGATCTGCCAAGGATTCTGAAAACATTTTTCTGACTTGGAAAATAGACTTCGTTGGCTCCAGCAGGGCATCCACTTTGGAAAGGTTCTTTTCCAACCCGTCACCTTTAGCCAGCGTCATGCTGAATTTCTTTGGCGTTGCACCTTTTTTTACAAACTGAACCTTGCTGGCTTCAACCAGCATCGAATTCAAATCTTCCTTTGAGAGTCCGGCCTTGGGATTGGAGGTCAAAGAATTCAAGAATTTGACCACTCCGGTCGCCATCGATGTCGATGAAAACAATTTTTCGACAGGAGCAGACACAAGCCCCATCAGAATTTTCCCGCCGTTCTTTTGCCCGATCTCATTGAGATGCTTGGCAGTCGTCATCACCGTTGCCTCGGTGGATGCCCAGAAATAATTTTTGTTGGCATAGAGTGCCGGGTAGTAAACCCCGCCCTTGCCTTCGATTTCCTCGCCATCAGTCAGCTTGATCGTTCCAGCAAAGGCGTTGTCTGGAGAATGCAACAGAATGTGCATTCCTTTGAACTCCTCGATGTCATGGCCGATGACGACACGACCATCCTTGACCAACTTGTCGAACCGTTTGTCGTTTTTGAAATGCTCTACTGAAGCAATGCTGTAGTTGATGTTCCCCGTGGTCTGGTCGAACCTCTGCGATAGCGGGATGACATTGCCCTGCTCATCGCGGGTGATTGGGGTTGCGGCTGGAGGCAACGAATGGGGATGGTTGATATCTGATTTGCCCGGAATATAATCACCAAGATTATTTTCTGCCCAATCTAACAATGGTATTGTTGCGGCGGCATCTCTTGCTTCTTTTTCAATGTCGTTTGAATAGTAATTAGCGTCCCCTTGAAGCGATTTATATAATCTTCCTTCTTTTGCTTGAATTAGGTGAACTGCTTCGTGTATTAAACTTGCAAATAAATCTGAAGGATTCTTAAATAATTCTTTGTCTCCCGCGTTAATGATAATTTCTGTTCCATCTTTGAATTTTGCTACAGGTAAATGTTGATATCCTGCTTTTGTTGCGGCTTTATTCCATCCCGTTGTTGGTGTTCCTCTTCTAACTTGAACTTCACCTGTCTCATCATCCAAGAATTTCCAATCTATAAAATCTTTTAGTTTGGCGGTTGGTCGTATGTCCCCCTGCGTTGACCACCAATCTATTGCAAAATCTGTAAGTTTTGCGTTGTTTGCTGGGTATTTTGCTTTTTTTGCAATAAATTCAGAAATATTAAGATACGAATTTCTCGCCGCAGGATCATTCCAAACGCCAAAGTTTTCACGCGAGTTGCGTATAACTTGTGTTCTCGCTTTCCTGTCATTATAAAAACCATAATTTACTCCATTATCGTCTGTAACCATTAAAGCTCGCACATAATATTTATTCCCATTTGCGCTTGTCTGTAGCATTGCAACAGGAAGAGGAATGCTGTTTTTTAATGTGCCATCTAATTTTTTAAATACTTTAGATGCCTGCGGGTATTCTCCGAATATCTTTGAACCATATTCTCTTTCAAAATTACTTTCTGCCTCTATTCTTTCTGCCTCATCCACCATCCTCTGCGCGGTGTCCATGTCGCCCTTTTCGACTGCGGCGAGGTAGTCGGCGTCCTGTTTTTTCCCGATGCTGTAGTTGGTCGCGCCGGTAGCTGGTCCGGCGAGAGCTTGCGATGCGGGGATGCGGTTGCCGTTCTCCTCGGTGATCCGAATGAGGTTTTCGTCGAAGACGACATAGTTGTATGTGCCTTCACCATCCGAGCGACTGCCGCCGTCGAGGTAGCGGATGCCGGGGATGCCAAGTTGGTTTAATAATTCAGAGGCTTGCTTGATATTTTGGCCAGCGATGAGCGTATAAATTGTGCCTCCAGTGGCCCGCTGGTCTTTGATGTATGAATCTGCAATCTCTTTTGGAGTTGTTTGCTGGATGGCGCTGATCAACGCGCCTTTGACCTTTTCATTCTGTTCGCTCAAAGGCTTATCCCAGTCGAGCAAGTCTTCCGGTTCGACATCCAGTTCGACGGTGTAGAGGTTTCCGGATTTTGGTCTCTCTCCTCGTTTCAGTAGATCAACAGCACTGGACTGCATCTCTGGAGTAAGCGTAATCCCAGAAATGTCATTCGCTTTAATGTCATCAATAGCATTCTCAACATTCCCTCTCCAGACTCGTAGTGCTTCAGCTGCGACCCGCTCTGGAGTGTTGAGGTGGTCGGGTCGATATCCGCGAGC